CTGGTGCTCAGCCGGGGCGACTATCATTGGCAGCATGAACCCTGCTGGTATGCAGTGAAGAAGACCGGCAAAGGCCATTGGGCCGGGGACCGCAAGCAGACCACGCTATGGCAGATCGCAAACAAGGATCAGGATGCCGCCACAGTGCACGGCACCCAGAAGCCGGTCGAATGCATGCGCCGCCCAATCCTGAACAACTCAAGCCCCGGTCAGGCCGTGTACGAGCCCTTCATGGGATCCGGCACCACGCTGATCGCGGCGGAAACCACGGGCCGGGTCTGCTACGGGATTGAATTGAACCCGGCATATGTCGATGTAGCCATTGAGCGCTGGCAGCAGTTCACCGGCGAGGCGGTCCTGTTGGAGAGCAGTGGGCAGAGCTTCGATGCGCTGAAATCCGGCGCCGCCGTGCCGGTTAAGGCAGAAACGGTTGCATAGTCCACGCTTTAGCATTGACACTTTACCGGAATGTCTCGCTGGTGCAGGTTCTTGCAAAGGAGCGATTTGTGATCCGAGAGCGGCGTAAGTTCAAACAGATATTAATCGGAAGTACTGCGACATTGACCCTGGCGCTCATCATTGCTGTACTGACCTTGGCCCCGATGCCGTCTGGGGGTCCAGCAGGATCGGACAAAATTTACCATATTTTGGCCTTTGCCAGCCTGGCGTTTCCACTGTCGCTAGTGCGACCGCGACTTGTGATTTTTGTGGCATTGGCCGTCATCGCCTATGGGGGCAGCATTGAGTTGGTGCAGCCCTTTTTCGGACGTCAGGCCGAATGGGCAGACCTCGTAGCAGACGCCTTCGGTGCTGTCTTGGGTGCAGGAGCCGGATATGTTCTATCAGGCCGCCTGCTTTCCTTGTCAAAAGGCTGCAGCACCTGACACCTTATTTGCCAATCGGTACACGCGCCCGCGCCGACCATCTTTTGAGGATGCAATGACCAGCCCCAGTTTTTTCTTCAGGGCACCGGAGATCGCTCCCCTGACAGTGTGCGCCATCCACTGAGTAGCGACTGAGAGTTCTTCAATGGTCGCGCCTTCCGGGCGGGACAGCATGTCGATCATTGCGGCCTGCTTAGTACCGGTGCGCGGCGTGCGCGCCTTTGGCCCGGACGTGTCAGTCGCTACGGGACTGGAACCCCCAGGTTGGATCCCGATGGCCAGCAGACCTGCATCCGTCACCACCAGCGTGGTACCTTGGCCATCGCCAGTCTCGCGCCAAAGCGGTTCACCCCGCTGCAGGTTGGCGTCAACCTCTTGCAGCCAACCGTGTGCGATCATCTTGGTGACAGCCATCTTCGCCGCCGCGCCATGCAGCCCTTTGGGCAGCGGCAGAGCGATGTTGTCGGGGCGCTGGGCCCCGGCGCTGAGGATAATAGTTTGGGTGTCGGTGAGTTTGGTCAAAGCGGGGTCCTGTTCGGTCTGGTGGCGTTGGGCGGGATTAAACGGCATGTTCGCCCTCCTTGAAAGCGCTGTCGGCAATCCGGCGCAGCAGGCTGGCGTAGTGGTTTAGGGTGCCGACATCGCCCCAGTTGATCTCGTCGCGATGGGTGTTGAAATGATCCTCGCTCAGGGCCTGCAGCCGTTCCAGCATTGCGTCGATCTGGACCTTGGTTGTCATGAACGCGTCTAGGGCTTTAGAATTGTCGGTGGTGCGGCGGGTGATCATGGCGGGCTCCTTGGGGTGAGTTGCATCGTTTTCTGTGACAACCATCGCTCTGGAACAGCGATTGTAGTAGGTAAATCAAAGCAATAGTATAGCTTTATGATCGTCGATCCTGAGGGGTCAGATCGACCCACGTCCCACCTTGCCAGACATAGAGGTGGGACATCTCGCAGGTGGGTCGATCGAGACTGCCCGGTGCGCGCGGCGGATCAAAACAATCCAGCGCGTCCGGTTTGACTTGCCGGATTTCTTGGGCGGCGAGGATGTCCTCGGGCGTCCAGTGCGCCAGTGCTGGCAGCATGTGCGAGGGGTATCCATCGTAGTGAACATAGATATGCGCCCATTCCGGGGGCCCGGTCTGAATGGCAATTTGCGCGCGGGTGCTCATGGTTGGCCTCCCTTTCAGATCAGATTCATACTTGCCAGCACTGTGCTGGCAGCTGCAAGCTGGGTGGTCGGCAGCTCAATCTTGAGATGGTAAATAACGTCTGAGGCCTCAGCGTTGATCCCGCTCTCGCGCAGCGCGGCTTCAATGGCCTCGGCCACAGCGTTTGGGCGCGAGCGGTCGAACTGCTCTGACAGAGCAGCATGATCGATGCGGATGGTGGTGGTGGCGGTCATAGTCTTGTCCTTCCGGGTTTGGGTGTGGCGGTGGTGCACGATGCACCCGTTTCTTGACAACATGAATCGCTCTATTTTGGAGTGTAATCAACTCAAATAATTGCTTTTTCTCTTTTATATACAATATGTTGAGGATCACAACAGCGCCATGGAAGGTATGTCTGAACGCGCCTATGCCGACCATTCTAAGCTCTCGCGCGGAGCCGTGCAAAAAGCACGTAAAACCGGACGGTTGGTCCTGTTTCAGGACGGGTCAATCAATGCTGCCGCCTCGAATGCACGGCGCGGGGCGATGACAGACCCCGATCAGCAGATGCGCGCACGGGGTGGTTTTGGCGGAGGTGGTGGAAGCAACGCAGACACCGTCAGCGTCTCCGGCCCCGGCGACAGCACGTCCTATCTAAAAGCGCGCACGGCCCTAACGGTCTACCAGGCGCAGGAACGCCAGCTGTCGCTGCAAAAGAAAAAGGGAACTCTGGTCGATCGCGCCCGGGCAGAGGCGCTGGTGTTCCGCCTGGCCCGCCAAGAGCGGGACGTCTGGGTCACCTGGCCCACTCGCGTGGCAGCCCTGATGGCCGCACAAATATCCGCAGAGATGGAGAAAGCATCGGGAGCCCCCGTGATGATCAAAACTGCGATCCTGCAAAGGGTGCTGGAAACCCATGTCCGAGAGCAGCTTACCGCCCTCGCAGACCTCAGGGTCTCGCTTGCATGAGGGAACACATGATCACAGCCTGAACGACGGCGACCTGACCGAGGGGCTCGACCTCAGCTTTGACGGCGCTGAGGACATACTGCGCATCTGGCGGCGCGGGATCCGGCCTGATCCAGATATGACAGTTTCGGAATGGGCCGATGCGCATCGCAAGCTGTCGTCACGGGCCAGTGCTGAACCCGGGCAATACCGCACCGCGCGCACGCCCTATCTGCGCGAGATCATGGACGCGCTGTCGCCCCGCCACCCGGCGCAGCGGATCAGCTTCATGAAGGCCGCACAGGTTGGCGCCACCGAGGCGGGCAACAACTGGATCGGCTTTGTCATTCACCACGCGCCGGGCCCAATGCTTGCGGTGCTACCCACGCTGGAGATGGCAAAACGTACCTCGCGGGGTCGGATTGATCCGCTGATCGAGGACAGCCCGGCACTGCGGGAAAAGGTGAGCCCGGCCCGCTCGCGGGACGCGGGCAATTCGATGCTGTCGAAAGAATTCCCCGGCGGCATCCTGGTGTTGACCGGGGCAAACTCAGCCACTGGCCTGCGCTCGATGCCCGCGCGTTATGTGTTTTTGGATGAGGTTGACGCCTATCCAGCTTCCGCTGACGAAGAAGGCGATCCGGTCACGCTGGCAGAGGCCCGCACGACGACCTTTGCCCATCGCCGCAAGGTGTTCATGGTCTCGACCCCGACGATCCGGGGGCTGAGCCGGATCGAGCGCGAGTTCGAGGCCTCCGATCAGCGGCGTTATTTTGTGCCCTGCCCACATTGTGACCACCGGCAATGGCTGCAGTTCGAGCGGCTGCGCTGGGACAAGCGGCAGCCAGAAACTGCCATGTATCATTGCGCAGGCTGCGAGAAGCCTATCGCAGAGCATCATAAGACCTCGATGCTGGCCAAGGGTGAATGGCGTGCAACGGCAGTGTCCGCAAACCCGAACGCGATCGGCTTTCACCTCTCGGCGCTTTATTCGCCGATTGGCTGGAAAAGCTGGGAGCAGATCGCGCGTGACTGGCTGGCGGCCCAAGGTTCTGACGAGATGCTGCGCGCGGCGCGCAACACGCTGCTGGGCGAAACGTGGGTCGAAAGTGGCGATGCGCCGGAATGGCAGCGCCTTGCTGATCGCCGTGAGACGTTTGTGGCGCAGATCCCTGCACGCGGCCTGTTCCTGACCGCAGGGGCTGACGTGCAGAAAGACCGCATCGAAGTCGATGTCTGGGCGTGGGGCCGTGGTTTGGAAAGTTGGCTTGTCGATCACGTCGTCATTCCTGGCGGGCCGGATGATCCAGCCTGCTGGGATAGGCTGACCGCTTTGCTGGGGCAAACATGGGTGCATGAACACGGCGCTGTGATGCCGCTGGCAAAGCTAGCCATCGACACAGGGTATGAGACGGCTGCCGTCTACGCATGGTTTAGGAAACAGGGCATTGCGCAAGTGGCTCCTGTCAAGGGCTTGGAAGGCTTCAACCGGGCCACGCCGGTCTCAGGGCCAACCTTTGTTGATGCAACCGTGAACGGTCGAAAGCTCAAGCGGGGCGCGCGTCTCTGGACGGTGGCCACGGCGACCTTCAAGGCGGAGACCTATCGATATCTGCGGCTGGAGCGGCCCAATGATGAAGACCGCGCCAGTGGCGTCTCAAATCCAGCGGGCACAATCCACCTGCCAGACTGGGCAGACAGCGAATGGCTGAAGCAGCTGGTGGCCGAGCAGCTGGTCACGATCCGCAACAAGCGGGGCTACGCGCGCCAGGAATGGCAAAAGATGCGCGAGCGCAATGAGGCGCTGGACACCCGGGTGTACGCCCGAGCCGCTGTCTGGATCCTCGGTGCTGACCGCTTCGATGAAAGGATGTGGCGGCAGCTGGAAAAACAAGCCGGGGTGGAGACCACAGCCGTCACCACTGCGACCGTTGATCTGAAGAAACCTGATGCCCCCGAAGCCGGGCACGTTGCAGCCCCCCGGCGGCGCGGTTGGCGGGTAAGCACGCCAAAATACATGGAATAACCTATGACCATCGATGATCTCAAATCCCGCCACAGCGCGCTGTTGGCGGCGCGCTACAGCAGCACGCGCTCTGTCAGCTATGATGGCAAGACCCTGACCTATGGCACCGATGCTGAATTGGCGGCCGCTGTCTTCGATATCGAACGGCGCATTGCAAAGGCAGAGCGCGGCGCTGGGCGCATCTCTCGCCCCCATGCCGTAAAGGACCTGTGATGAACTGGTGGCAGCGTCTCGGGGCCTTTGTCGGTGGCTTTGATGCAGGCCAGTATCACCGCCGTCTGCGCGGGTTCCAGGCGACGCGCGCCCATGTGAATGCGCTGATTGCGGCGTCCGGACCTGATATCACTGCACGCGCCCGCTGGCTGGTGCGCAACAATGGCTATGCGGCCAATGCTGTTGAAAGCTGGGCGGCAAATACCGTGGGCGACGGGATTAAACCGATCTCGCAGATTGCAGACGCAGCGCATAAGGAAGAGCTGCAGCGCCTTTGGTTGGCATGGACAGATGAAGCAGACAGCGAAGGTCTGACCGATTTCTACGGATTGCAGCGCCGTGCGGCGCGTGAGGTGTTCCTGGCCGGTGAGGTTTTCTTCCGGATCAGGCCACGGCGCAGCAGCGACGGATTATCAGTTCCCTTGCAGCTGCAGATGCTGCCCGCAGAAATGTTGCCGCTGCATCAGACGGGGGTGGCTGGCAATGGCAATGCCATCCGTCAGGGGATCGAGTTCGGCCGGGTTGGACGCCGTGTGGCGTACCACTTCCTCCGGCGGCACCCCGGCGACAGCACCGATCCGGGACTGGCGGGCGAAATGGTCCGGGTTCCAGCAAGTGAGGTCATCCATGTGATCGACCCCGTTGAAGCGGGTCAATTGCGCGGGGTTTCAAAGCTGGCACCGGCCATCGTGAAGCTGTTTCTCCTCGATCAATACGACGATGCCGAGCTCGACCGCAAAAAGGTCGCCGCGATGTATGCGATGTTCGTCACCTCGCCCGCGCCAGAAAACCCGCTGTTGCCGTCCGAGGATGACGACATGCTGGGCGGCTTGGAGATCAGCCCCGGCCAGGTCGTGCGTTTGGATCCAGGCGAGGATGTGACCGTGGGCCAGCCTGCGGATTCAGGGGCGACCTATGAGCCATTCCAATACCGCACCCTGCTACAGGTCGCCTCAGCGCTGGGCATTCCTTATCCTTATCTGACCAATGACATGGTGAAGGGGAACTTCTCGAACTCACGCCTTGCCCTGATCGAGTTCCGCCGCCGCGTCTCAGCCTGGCAGCACTCGGTGATGGTTTTCCAGCTCTGCCGTCCCGTCTATGCGCGCTGGATGGATGCAGCTGTATTGTCTGGGGCACTGGACCTTCCCAGCTATGAGGCCGACCGGTCACGGTTTCTGGCGGCCAACTGGCTCCCCACTAAATGGGATTGGGTCGATCCTCTGAAGGATGCCAATGCCGAGATTGCTCAGATCGAGGCGGGTCTTAAATCCCGCAGCCAAGCCATTGCCGAGCGCGGCTATGATGCAGAACAGGTCGACCGCGAAATTGCGGCTGAGCGCGCACGCGAGCGATTACTCGGCCTCGACTTTCGCCGCCCCGGCTCGCCCGCACAAGGCGTGCAGGCCTTGCCGGGCCCGGGGGAGGATGGGGGTAAAGACGACGACACCGACCAGACAGATGAAACCGATGACGCGGGCCGTCCGCGCAACCCTGAGGACCAGACCTGATGTTCCACGCCCGCATTGCTGCGCGCGCCTTCAATACGCCGCTGCTGGTTGAGCCCTCCAAAGCCATGGCGTTTCTGTCCGGCCTTGGGCCGCGCATCCTTGGGCGCAGGGTCGACATTGGTGACGGAAACGTCGGCCTGGAAAGCAACGTCGTCCCGCCAGCGCGCGCCAGCATCCTTGCCGGTGGGATGTTGGACGATTACCGCCAGCATGGTGAGGCCCCCTACCCAGTGGTGGATGGTATCGCCGTGATCGAAATTTCTGGCGTGCTGATCCATCGTGGGGGTTGGATCGGACAGTCCTCGGGCCAGACCAGCTATGAGGGGATCACTGCCCAAATCGAGGCGGCGGCCACTGATCCTTCCGTGCGCGGCCTCGCATTGGAAATTGACAGTTTTGGGGGTGAAGTTGCGGGGGTATTTGATCTCGCAGATCGCATTCGTGCGGTTCGCGCCAGCAAACCCGTCTGGGCTTTTGTGGCTGAACACGCGTTCTCGGCCGGTTATGCGCTGGCGAGCCAGGCCGACCGTATCCTGCTGCCCCGCACCGGGGCCGTCGGCAGCATCGGTGTCGTGGTCATGCACGCTGATCTCAGCGGTCAGCTGGATCAAGACGGGGTCC